CTCACCTGATGCCATGAAAGAGAAACCTGATCTTCTGTTCTTAAGATAACACATTCCGTAACACCGTTGATCTGCCTTACAAGCTTCCCAGAATAAATAGAATAATCTATTTGACTCTCTAAAGTCTGGCTGCCCAACATCAATTTTGGACCACTGCAAGTACATGTAGTTAGTACCAGTAATATAAGTAGGCTTGCCTTTGTTAATAAACCAAAAGCCTTCCTCGCGTCTTTTAAATTCTGTGTCAATATAGTCATACCATTTTTCTTTAAACTTAACCGGGTATTCGTCCCAATCAAATACTGATTTAATTTTTTTTAATTCCTTAGGATATGGCGTATGTGTCCACCTATCGTTCTCAAATGTAACAACGTTGTTCTTTTTAGGTAAAGCAACTTTTAAACCTTGAATATCATATATTTCACCAATTTCTCCGGTGCGACTTATGACAATAATATCGTGCTCTTTATTGTAACCGTAGTTCCACTTTTTATACCTATTTAATCTATTGATTATTTTAGGTTTTATGTAGTCTTTTAATATCGCTACTAAACTTTGTTCGTACATTATCTAGATCTTCCTTCAGCAAATCCTCTAAAAGTTTTTTCTTCTTTAACTTTTTTTGGATTATCATTCAACAAAGCTTCTTCTGATTCTATTCTAGTGAGTATTTCAAAAGCATCAAATATAGCTAGCTTTTTAGTAGCGGCAGCATTTTTTAATCTATCAGCTGTTATATCATCTCCTGAATCAACAATAGCCTCTTTAGCTACCTTAATTAATTCCTCAACTGCTTTTTGCCCAGCTTGGATTATATTCAACTTCGTTTCCCTGGTGTTCATATTTAATTACAATATCATTAGATTTCATACAATAAACTCTTTGATTGTCTATAATAAAATCCCATTCACTGTTAGGCGTAAAGCCTACTACGTCTCCTGGGCTTATTTTAAGCGCGTCTAAGGACTTATTACCGTATTTTAGTATACCAATAAGCTTTTGCTCTTTATTAAGCCTTAGAGAGTCTTTATTTTTTAATGGCATTACAAAGCATCTGTCTCCAAATGATTTCCAATCCCCTGTGTTCTTATACAAATATATTTGATCAATAGCACAAAAATACAAATTGTCTTTAAAAAATGACCTGCTATTTTTTTTAACACCTTTTATGTCGTAGAATACCCTAAAAACATTATGATGTATAACTATTATATCCCCCTTTTTTATATCTGTTTTAAAAGCTTTTGGTGTTTCAACTACAATAGCCAAGTTATTTACTGACTTGAAGCTTTCTATTTTAGTATTTAAAACTAAAGTTTTATCACCGAGCTTTAATTCATTTTCGTATCTATCACCTAAAGGTTTGATGATAAAATCGTACAAACTCCTCATTAGTATTCCAGGTCATACTCAACGGATATTGCCATGTTAGAATTAAATTTCTTCCATGGCATAACCTCGTCTTGTTTTTTTATAAAGATACTGTATGAGTTCGTAGAATTGTCGTGCAGTATGTCGGATATTATGTGTCCCCCGTAAACTTGCTGTCCTACAGAGTAGTGCATGGCATCATTCTTGTAATCAGAACCTATACTAATTTTTCTTATAATAGAGCTCATTAGTCTACAACTTCAAGCGTTTTTGTTTCTGGTTGTTCAGCTTCTTCGTAAGTACCATCAACTAAGTTTACAGTGATGTCTCCATACTGTTCTTTTAATTCAGACTTTACACCTTCCAGCGTTTTCACTGATTCAAAGTGCGCGCCTAGAAACTCTGCTTTCTTTGCTTCTAAAAAACCAATCTCTAATAATATTGCATTAATTTTTGATTGACCTTCTTTAACTAATTTTAATTGCTCTTCTGTTATTTTTTTTACTTCTGACATTTTATTTAATTTAATTGTTATATTTTTATAGTTACGCTATTTATTCTGAAATTACTTCTTCTTCTTCAATTGGTGGTGGAACTTCTGCATTTCTTGGAAATCCATAGAATTGATGTGCTGAAGCATCACCTGGGTAAACTTCATTTGATCCAAAGTCTAAGTCGTCTGTACTCATAATATCATAAGCCCATCCTGGGTAATATACAGGTGGTGTTATTTCTTTTCCATCTGGATCATAAGTACCAGGTGTTTTTACAACCTTACCAATATTAACAACTGCTTTTGTCCCGTTGATATACTGCATCATTGTAACACCTTCTTCTGTTACCTCAACCCAAACGTCTTTTTGTATTAAAACGTCTTTACCTTGTTGTTCTGTATCAAATACTGTCTTGTAGATATTCATAATTATATTGTTGTTAATATTGTATTTTCAGTTTTATTCAAATGGATTTATTCCATTTTTAACCAGTATTTCTATCCATTGCTCTTCGTTGTTATAATAGTCTATTTCAACCCAAGGAGTTTCTAAACATTGGTCTGTTAGAATAGAACCAAATGCTTTTATTTCTGCTCTAGTATTATCCCAACATATAAACCAAGTTTCATTAGGTGGATAGCAAATACTTGTATTTTTTAATTCAATCATATTTATTTATTTATTTAAGCAGTACCTCCATCAACTATTGACCATCCAAAATTACTTACTAATGATGCCCTAGCAGCAGCTGCAGCTCCGCCGCTTGTGTATTTTGAACTTCCAAAGCTAGTTGAAATACTAGCTGTATATCCACTTCCATTTGGATATGTTGCTTGTAATTTACTTTCTAAATTTATTAATGTAGCATCGTAATTAGCAGTTGATAAAGTTGCTCCACTTAATAATACAGACATATCTGTCGCGCTACTAACATCCCAATTTAAAGATTGATTAAAATTAGTGTTTTGAAAAAGCATTCTATTCATATTTGTAACATTTGAAACATCCCAATTTCCAATGGGTTGATTAAAAACAAATGCTTGAAAAAATGTTCTATTCATATTAGTAACACCACTAACGTCCCAACTACCTATGTTTTGATTAAAAGATGAACATGAATAAAAAGCTCGTTCTAAATCAGTAACATTTGTAAGGTTTGGAGTATCCGTAAACGAACCAGTTAAGTTTGAGCATCCATAAAAAGCATTTCTAAAACTTGACCAAGCAATATTACCCCATTGTTTAACGTCAATTAGTTTAACTCTATTTGTAGCGTTATTGTTAATGTAAATTCTAGGAAAATCTCCACTTATTGATATATCATAGTCCCCAGCGTTAGCGAATGTTATCGTCTTAGCTGCAGTTAATCCAGTAAACTCTTGACCATCAGAGGCAGTTAAATCGTAATTATATCCAATCCCAAATGTAGGAATAGTTATAGATTCATTACTTGTTGTTGTTCTCCAAGTTGTGATGAAGGTTGTTGTGTCCCCACTTGAAAAAACTTCATTACTACCTAAATAGGCTTTTGATATTTCATTACTTCCTAGATATATTTTTGATATACTAGCATTTCCAAACTTTATAGCCATATTATCCTACTATTAAGTAAAACGTTGTTGCTACTGGACTTCCTGCGTCATATTCTGCTTGCGTCAAACTAACAACATTGTAAACTAAATCGCTTCCAGTTGGCTCTGATGTAGTTGTTGAGTTAATAGTATTAACTTCTGCACCTGTTTCAATTCCTCCTAGCTTTGTACTTGAAGCACTATCAAAAGAAACTTTAGCGGTGTTTGTAGTAATGTTAGTTGCTTGTTGCGTAGTTATACCAACTTTCGCGTTGTTCGTAGTAATGTCTGTAGACTGTTGAGTTGTAATACCTACCTTTGCAGTATTTAAATCTATCTCAGACTGTTTTGCTATTAAATCATCTGCAATAGATACAAGGTTTCCTCCAACTCTAGTAGCAGTGTTTGCTCCTTTAGTTGTTTCGTCTCTTATAATTATTGCATCGCTTTTTATACTCATAGTTTTTTAATTAAATGTTATGTCAAATGTTGAACCAAAAATAGTGTCTAGTGTTATTGTTGTTAAATCTTCTAATTGTACGTCTGCTAATGCTTTTGGGTAGTATTTTAAATCTTTTGTGTTTCCGTAGAAAGGAGTAAAGCTAGTGCCGTCAGTATCAAAACTTAAAGTATTTAATCCTATTGGTACTGCACCACTCGTACCATT